TCCATGTCTCTACAGGGATACATCATGGCTGTATCTACCACAGTTGATCCGTATACCAGTAGCCGATCACGTGGGCAATAATTGTAAAGACCATCATGAACTTGAAAGTTGAGTGGATCCGGACGTACAACTTCTACTCCCAGGCTCATTAGGGTTGTTACAAGAACATCCAAGTCTTCGTTGGTTTCTTCAATTATACGCTGTGGAACAGGTCCACGTGGAACAGGCGATTCTTTCCAGGTGGTCTTTTCACTTTCTTTTGCAAACACAGGATCCATTACTGGCCAATTGGCATCAGTAGCACTTCCTACCACAATCTTCTTGAGTGGACTCCATTCATTATAACTTGATATCATAGTGTTCCTGTGAGTTGTAGTGTGTAACGATCAGTCCGGCCCATGTTGGCTGCCAAGTGCGGGAAGTTATCATACCATGATACCCAGTCGCCGGCACGCCAGCCAGTGACGGGTTGGCCAGCCATTTCGCAATAGTGCCCGCTTTCCCAATCTTCAAGGTACACAATAGTACGTACCACAGTGGCAGTGTCGGGCACCGCATATATTTCTTTAAATTTATTGTAGGTGTCACTGTGCATGGGCAACACGCACCCCGGTGTCATGCGATACACGCTCCAACTGAGATGCCGAAATGGAAAGATATCGTTAAACTTCTGCATCCACTCAGGTTCGGGCATGCGCATGTCATACATGTCTCCAGTGAACTTTTTCTGAGTGTAGCCTAAACTGCGCCATTCACTTAGACTCACAGGGTCATTAAATCCCTCATTAAAGTAAGGCAATTCACGATGGCGCAGGCCCCACCAAGGATCTACATGACCGCGAGCCCAGGTATTATTTGTTACGGGTATTGCCATAATGGACCACAGTCAGTCCTTCAATGTTAGGAAGTTTGCGCCATGGATCAACGATAACGCTACCTCGAGGAATTGCACAGTAAGGTAATGTATCGGGTTGATTGCCTGTGTACTCATATGTGATCTTGCGATTGTGTGCCCATAGTATAACAGCAGGACCTGCCAGTTCACTGATGACTTCTGCAGGATCATCTGCCAATGGATCAAGATATCTTACACCAAATCCTGCTTGCTTAACATAGTGTCCTACCAATGTAGAGTATGATCCAATACAATATTCAACGTCAGGCTTGTAGGCTTTGCCATGAATCACAATACTCATACCGTGTTGCTTGGCTTGGTCGACCAAGAACAATGCAAGATTCTTGGCTTGTATTTCACGAGCATGCATAACTGTGTCAAACAAGTCGTAACCAATGTCATATTCCTTAGCCAACCAACGCAATGCAATGTTGTCACGTGGGTGGCAAGCGCCTGCATCTCCCATGCCTGCGGTCATGTACTTTGGGCCCATGATACGCATGGTACTTCGAGCCAATGCATCAGTAACCACGTCAACGTTGATGTGACCGATGCGCAGTGCAAAGTCTTGTACCATGTTGACCAAGCCAACCTTGGCTGAAATAAATGTGTTGTAGAAGATCTTGATTGATTCACACTCGTCCCAGGTGCCAATTTCATAGCGTGGGTTGTTTTGCATCACAGTATCATATAAATCTTTGAGTTCTCCTGCTATGCCATTCCAAGCGCCATCTTCTGTGCCGATCATGATCATTTCAGGATTGACCATGTCCCACTTGACTGAGCCCATGGCAATCAAATATGGATTATACAAGAACTGATGTTGCTTGTCCAAAAGTGGATAAAACTTACGGCGTGTGGTGCCTGGTAGTACTGTGGAGATCAACACAATCTTCTTGGGTGATCGAGCATGCTCATTGACCTTGTTGATTGCATCAATCACAGCATCATGCCCAAAATCTCGAGGTTCCATGTGGCTTGATGGTACTGAACCATCGTAACCTTCTGCGTGTGGAGTTGGAACAGCAATAAAGATCCACTCACTTTCGTTGACCAATTCGTCAATATCGCAAACTTTTACCGAGTCACTGGTTCGTGGGTAAATATCATAGCCTCTGACTTCATGCTTCTCTGCCATAACTTCAGCACAATCTAGACCTAATTTGCCGATTCCAATGAATCCAATCTTTTTCATATGAGTATTCCTTTAGATAATCTATATCACTGGGTAGAAAGCCTGTTACCTGCCCCAGCAATTTTATATGTATTCCGACCACACGGTAGTAAGAAAATTTCAGATCTAAACGGGTTAAGTGATCATACTCAAGCAACTGCTTACAGATTTCCTGGGGCAATTGCACATGACCAAGAACCGCTAGATTGGAATTTTTATAACAATCAAGATTACAATATACAATGGTATGAACATAATATTATAAAAAAAACTGATTTTGATCATAGCCGAGCCAGGTATTTTTGTCAATTTAATTTGAAATGTGTGGTGTTTGCACATTCCTCATGCATGTATGATCAGGTCATTTTAATTCATTCAGAAAAAAATTCTAAAGATTTGGAACAATATCAACAAAACGGCTTTTTATGTGTACATTATTGGTCGCATGCAGTTATTGCTAGAAATTGGTACAGATTTGCTGAATATGACAAAAGGTTAGATACCAATGCACAATTAACACACAAATTTCTAATTTACTGCAGAGACTGGAGTCATCGTCGAGAATATAGATTAAAATTTTTAGAGATGTTGGTCTCAAATGAACTCAACAAAGATAGTTTAACAAGCGTAATGCATACCAACAGCGACAACGTGCATTATTCTGAATATGAATTTTTAAATCCAAAATTTAAACTTTCGAATCCAGAAAAGATTTCACAAATTAAAAACAACAATTTTTCTAGTACAGCCAGTGCAGATTATGATTATCAAGATTTTATCAATACACAGATTAGTGTGGTATTAGAAACAGTGTTTGATGATAGTCGAATCCACTTAACAGAAAAGACTCTCAGACCCATTGCTTGCGGGCATCCATTCTTACTAGCGGCTGGACCAAATTCACTGGAATATATAAGAAGTTATGGATTCAAAACATTTGCTCCCTGGATTGACGAATCTTACGATTTGGAAACTGACAGTTTCAAACGTCTAGAAAAAATTATAAACTCAATGAAGCAGATACAAAAATTGCAAGGCACTGAACTTGAAAATTTTTCTCGGGCAGTAAAAGAAATTGCAGATTACAACAAAGAACATTTTTTTAGTGAAAGGTTTTTTGTTATCTTAGAAGAAGAATTAAAAAACAATCTAATAGAACCATTTAAATTGGTCAAACAGACTCAAGGCAAATACTACATGGGAGCGTTAAAAATAAGAAAAAGTCAAGGATTACATCGCTTACAACCAATGCGTAAAGAGAAGATACAGTTTCTTAGACAACTTCGACAGTCTTCTCAAGTTGACCAGTCCAATCCTCGGATAGATCCGTCTGTTTGAGTTTCATTATGCGTTGAAGCAATTCACCATAAAAACTATCTAACTCTCCGCCCCATTTGCCAGTTAAATGTGCCACAGCATCTTCGCAATATCTCCAGTTGCGTTTTCTGTACTCTGCCATGAGATTTGAATGCAACTCCTTGAGACTTTCAATTGCTGGCATTTCTTGAACCGGTATTGTTTCTACCAAACAATATGCAGTTACAACTTCGTTGGTTGGTTGTAGCAAAAACGTATCCAACTCAAGCACAGTGTAACGGTCTTCAAATGCCTCAACCGATTTTAATCCAAATATTATGTTCATTGCATTTCCTTTTAAATATGTATCATGACAATGACATTTGATTTAATTTCTGACCTGCATTTGGAATCTTGGAATGAGGAACTGAACTTCTCTGGGCAAGCCACAAGTCCAGTATGTGTAGTAGCCGGAGATGTTGCTAGAGATCACGTCCTAGTCAAAAAGTTCTTAAAGCATCTTTCAGAATGTTACGCCGCAGTATTTTATATAGATGGCAATGACGAGCATCGTTTTCAACTGGGTGATCTAGGTGCCAGTTATTCAAAATTAAATCAAGCCATACGTAGGATTCCGCGGATGACTTATCTGCAAGACAATGTTGTTGTGATTGACGGTGTGGCTATACTAGGCACCAACGGTTGGTGGGGATTTGATCTAGATGAAAGCATCGATTCTGAAGGGTCCAAACAGTGGATGAAGGATCGTTACGAAGCACGACACCCCGAAGTTGTGGTAGATACACAAATGATCCATGATGCCAGTAGAACGGATGCGGCCTATCTAGTGAGCAGTATACAAAGATTACAAACCCACCAGGATGTTAAAAAGATTGTGATTGTAACGCATACTGTACCAGAAGCAGGATTAATTCAGCACGATATAGATCTAGCAGGCAAATATGATTTTAATTGCATGGGCAACAGACTCATGCATCTAGTGCATACCAATGACACTGAGCGCAAGATACACACCTGGTGTTTTGGACACTATCACGGCACAGTTGATCGAATGTTAAATGGCATACGGTATGTCAACAACTGCCGTGGTCGTAGTAATACTCCACACCGTAATCATGTGTATTATCCCAAGCGTATTGAAATTAATTGGTAACGTCAGGCTCGATTCTGACCTGGAGAGGGAAGTTTTGGGCTCTGGCACTCAGTGTAACTTCTCCGCCTTTTTGTTCAGCAATCTCAAATGGTAACACTGCCACTGTAGCGGCGCCTGCGTCATGTATGTCCACAGTGATTTGTGCGGCTGTTTCTTCGGTATAGCCAAAGAATTCTATCAAGGTTTCCACAACAAATTCCATTGTGGTTGTGTTGTCGTTGAGGTAGATAACCCGATACAGACTTGGTTCTTTGACGGCGTTTTTTGTTCTTGTTGCTACAATAGTTTCTGCTTGCGACATTTCTTATCCTTGTTCGTTCAGTAGCGGGACCGCCCCGCTACTGTATTTACACTATTATATTAGGAATTGTATGTGATAGCAATAGTCTTTGGCTTGGCTTCTTCTGGAACCTCGCGCTCGAGTTCGACTGCTAAAATACCATCCTTAATGGCGGCGCTTTTGACTTCCACATGTTCCGCAAGGGTAAATGTGTGCTTGAAGTCTCGGCTGGAAATGCCACGATGTAGATATTCGTAGTTTTCATCTTCCGCACGTTTGCGAGCACCTGTAATGGTCAGCAAACGTTTCTCTAGTGCAATGTCGATTTCACCTTCTGTAAAACCTGCCACAGCGACTTCGATAGTGACTGTGTCGTCACCAGTCTTGATCACATTGTGTGGAGGATAATTTGAATTGCTCTGCAGATTGCTCACACGCATTAGGTCGTCGAACAGGTGGTCAAAACCAATACCAAATTTGTGCAGTTGGGGAACGTCGAAAGAACGTAGAGTGAGAGTTTTAGAATTTGTCATGTTTTTCTCCTTTTTAAGCGATTTATGACTTTGTAAAGCCTGCGTATCAGCACTTTACAAGAGTATTTATTATACTACAAGAAGAGATAATAACAAAATATTTTGGTAAATAAAAGTGTAGTTCACGGGCGTCCACTCCCTAACTACTCTAATGCTAAAAGGAGCACCAGCATGCCTATTTACCTATACGTCAAGACTCACAACAAGACTGGGTTAAAATATTTAGGAAAAACTATATCCTCGAACCCGCACAAATATAAAGGGTCAGGCACCTATTGGCTATCACATATTAGAAAACACGGCAATGATGTTTCTACTGAAATTATTAAAGAGTGTTTAACTATTGATGAGATTTTTACCTGGAGAATTTATTACAGCAATCTATGGAACGTAGTAAAATCTAATACCTGGGCAAATTTAAAACCAGAATCTGGCGACGGTGGAAGTGTAAGTGGCCGAAGACAACCTCAAACATTAGAAACAAAACTAAAAATTTCTGCGTCTATGAAAGGCAGGCCTGCCCAAAATAAAGGCAAAAAACAAAAACATAAAATTAGGATCGATAATCCTAAGTTAGGAATTGTTGATAGTAAATTAAAAGGTAGAGTAAGGCCAAAACTACAATGCCCGCATTGCGGAAAACTAATTGACGAAGCAAATTATCACAGATACCACGGAGATAAGTGCAAGTCTCTATAGCATATCATCAATTTGTGTCAACTTTCATTGGCTCAATCAAATGGTAATTTAGACAACTGGGATATTTGTCTTTGTTTTTGGGATTCCAGGTTAGAGCAAAAAGAGTATAATGGCGGTCATCATTGAACGCTAACCTATGTGTGTATTTTATTGTTTTTTGTGTGGCTGGAACAGGATGTCGATTCAACCATTCTTGTATTTCTTTTTGAACTACAGATAATGCGTAGTATGCGGTTTGCCCGCTTGTACCCTGAGGCAAACGGAATTCGATAAACATCAGTAGAGTTTTCGAGGCAGTTGTTGATCTGCTAGTTTTTTGCGCCAACGATTCTTGGCAGCAGACTTTTTGCGTTTGCGTTCAGTAGTGGGTTTTTCGTAAAACTCGCGGTCACGGAGATCGTTTATCAAGTTGGATTCTGCAATTTTCTTTTTGAATTTGCGCAATGCTCGTTCAACATTGCCATCTGTTACCAATACTGATCTTCCGTG